TTCCCTTCTGACGGTGGGCGGCCCAAATAAAGGACCAAGCCATCGGCACCGACTCTCACCTCTTTGAACAGTCCTCGTCTATCACCCCCGGCGGGTACATGGGAACCTTTGATCTTATCGTACGATCGAGGCTCACCTATGCACCCCAACCACCCCTCGGGATAGGTTGGAACAAAACCGAGATAGTCATAAACTTGGTTAACCATCCAATTCCCGACGTTTGGTAGAAGTTGGCTCCAGGTTTTACCCTGTTCGAACCAACTCGCTACAAACGTAGGGTCCGCGCGTTTAATGCTTCCTTTTTCTGTGAACGGAGCAACCTTGATTTTCAAGGGTGTGATGTCAACACCATTAAAGGCGTCGACACCACAGCTCTCGCGGAACGGACCAGTCCAAAAGGACTTTTCCCGATTAATTCGGAATCCGTAACGTTCAAGGCTCTGCATCACGCTTTCGGCATGTTTTGACCGTACGATAATGTCATCACCGTACGCATACACATCGCGTGCGCAATTGATATAGTCGTCCTCAGAAACGTATGCCTCTTCCATGCCACTAATAATCGTTGCCGCAGACAAGGCCCAAAAGGTTAAAGTTTCTACACTAAAGCAGAAACCATTGCCCATTGGTGCGCATTTGTTCAAGACGCGTACCTCGCCATTAGGAAACAACGTTGCGACACTGCGAGTCCTCTCTATTGCCCTGACCCAATCGGTCGGCCACAGGTTGCCGATCAGCTTCATGCTGACTCGGTCTGAGGCTTCAGATAAGTCAAGGGTTGCCCATTTCCCTGTTCTTGATCCAAGGAGTGCAAGCCCAGCATTAACGCTTTGGTCTTTCAGCTGTATACCACGGCATAATTTTGACCGGGATATTCGCTGCCTGATTAGGGCATCAATACCGAGCTGCACCCACATCGCTCTTATTGGCTCACTTGAGATGACTCTGGGTCCTTTAGAATTCTTTGGAACCAGACACACTCTTGATTGCCGCATGTTTGGCATCGCTGAGGCGTCTCCAGATAGGAGAACCTCATCAACGCTATTAATGCAATGAGCGACTGGATAACCCTCTTCGAGAAGGCTAACAGGGTAGAATAATTCATCAGGCAAATCGTCTTCCCCATGCATGGAGAAACCATACTTCAGCCAGGGGTCAGGAGTCACCTCAGAGGTGGCACCCGGTCCGTGGCGTGGTATAATGTCTTCCCATGCGAAGGATCCGACTACGTCTGAAATGAGAGAACTTGCCAATTCTAACACTTTATCGGTAGGGCTGATTTGAACTTGCCCATCCAATAGTAAATCACATTCCATTACCCGTTCGAGTGTGTCACGCTCCTGTTCAGGCGTGTATGGCACCTCCATCTTATAAAGGAGATAACACAAACACCTAAGACAAAAAGCCGCTACATAGCAGGGCTCCGCAAGGAGCTTCCCACTTTGAGCGTCGAACACGCGTGAAGTTAACCCCAAGAAAAGCTTGGGGAGCGCGCCTTTCGTCCGGCAAAACCGGAAAGAGGGTTGGAACGTGCCTAGATTTAGTGACTTGAAAATATCGTCACCAAATTTCGGAAGTGTTCGAGTTAGAAAAGGGAGGCCTTCATGAGCCGTACGGCGCTGTAGCGTTGCCGCATCTAACTGCAGATTAATGCCAGTTAACTCAGTCAGGTCTGTGATTAGAAGTTGGTAGAGGTGTAAGGCTTTTTCAATTTGGACTTTATTGTCCACCTTACAATGTAGGCTATTACGAGCCGGAGTATTCTCCATAGACTCTCCCCCACCATAGCACTACAATCGACTGGCCGCGACGTGCTACTCTGTCACGTCCCCAATCACATCAGCCATAATAGTCGGAAGATACGTCGACACGGTGGTTACGAGAGCAGTTAATTCTGCCTCTTCTACCGGATCGTCGTGCTCGCAGGTCATAAGAACATCGACCTTTACGAGCCGTGCATCCTCCTTCGTTTCTCCGTCGCGATACCGGTTGAGTTCGATCGAGAACTTATGACTTTCAATATTGCCGCGCATCCCATGGGTTAAGCGCCACAAAGCGCTCCCATTGGTGATGGAGGCCTTCTTGATTGTTGTAGTTCCCTTTTTGATCTCTCCCTCGTATTTCGCGTCCCAGCTTTTCTTGAAGCTAAGGGATTCGGAATTGTGAGTGATTGTTTGTTCGCCGACTATAGTTGCCATAATGGAACCTCCGTGAAGTACATAGCGGTGCGTTTAGTTATGTTAGCGACTAACTTCGGAATTTGGCACCAGACAAACCCAAAGCCGCCCCAAGGGCGATCTGCATAAAGGTTGGGAGCTTCACAACCCAATTTAAATGTGAGATAGCCGTGTCCCCGATCCAGCGGTACACATTCA